GCTTTGCCCAGTCGAGCCTCTTCAGCCGCATACTTGGTCAAATTGTTCACACGCTTGGGACTGCCTTTCTCCCAACCTGGTCGTTCCATGAACTCATACTTGAACTCACGTATACGTTCCACAATCTCATCCTTGCCAGCACCAGACAGTAGTTTATTTAGGATTTCTAACAGGAACTCTTGAATAACTCGGGGAGTATCTGAACGCTTTAGGTCAAGTCCTGTGGCCTTGGTTTTGCCAATTGAGCCATTAACATCCAATCGCTTGCCTTCAATGTCAATGGCATTCACAGCATAACGCTTCTTGGTAATGAACAGGCCACGGTCCGCTACTGTTTCTCGACCACACTTGATCAGTTCACCCATGTCTCGGGGACAATGGAAAGCCTGTTCCATGAAGCCAGGGAAACTTGAGTTGACCTGCTCAGCAAGGCTGTCATACAGTTGAATACAAGTTTCTTTCGACCATGCCATCCTGCCTTCTTCAACTTCCTTCTTGAGTGCCGGCCATGCAGAGAAATAACACGAGTCTGTGTCGCCGTATATGACCGACTTGCCAACGTGATCATATTCGCCTGTGATGCACTCATTGAGATATGCGTCCATGTGTTTTGCAATACTACGACCAGTGAGCGTTGTGGACTGCCCAATACGCTTGTCAAAGAACCTACAGCCCGGGTTAAGAATAGCCCCGTAGAGACTGTTGAGGTTAATCTTTTTAACCAACTGCCGTTTGTCCCAGAAAGCAATCTCTTTGGCATCCTTTGCGTCCTTCTTGCGAGCCTGTAGTTCCTTGCGTTCACTGTACCAACGTTCCAGCAAGCCGGGGATGATACCTTTCTTTTCGTAAGTAAAGATTGTGCCATTGGCACTGAGTATCCAGGGTTGGTTGGAATCAAACATCATGTGCCATATTTCAGCACCTGAATGCACAGTCTCTTCTCCTGACTGCCAATCAATGGTGATCTCTGTGCCACGTTGTTGTTCCATCACTGCTGTATATTCCAGGGTGGCAAACAAGCCTTCCCAGGCAGCCGCAAAACTCTGTCCCTTGGCCATGTTGCTTTTGATCAAGTGATCAGTCATCACCGGACGCAGTTGTCCTACAATGGTTTCTGGCCCCATGTTGAGCGCACGAATAGCCGAGGGATAGAGACTGTTGATGTCGACTGAACCGATCCATTCGTGGACACCTTTCTTGGGATAAGCAACATAGGCACCTGCCGCCTGTGTGTCTTCGTCTGTGAGTCGTTGTCGGCGGTTGGGCACAACCATTCCACGTTCATGTGCTTCATTGATAATTGCCTGTTCAGTTACAGCCACCGCTCCCATTGTGGTTTGCAGTAGCACAGTATTGGCGTGAGCCAATTCATTGGCCAATTCCAAGAAGCGTAACTTCTTGTCCATCTTGGCGATAAGCATAGTATCTTGACGATTGTATTCGATAAACGTCTTGAAGTGTTGATTGTATAAACTATCCAGTGTGCCTTCAAACTGTGTTTTGCGTTCACCCAGTTCGTATTCCGATATGGCATCTAGACTATAAGAATGGCGTTCTTCATAGGTATACTTGCGATACAGTTGCATATAGTCCATATGCACCCGACCAATCAAGTCATAGGTTTCATTCTCAGCACCAAAGCGTTCAAACATGCGCTTCTTGGGCAGTTGATTCCACAAACAAAAACGTCTTGTGTCATCTTTTGACAGCACTCGTGTGGCTCTGTTGATGGTGTAGGGAATATCATAGCCTTCTGAGTTCCAACCTGTCAGGATGTCTGCGTCTTCAATCAAGTCCAAAAAAGTCTTGATCATTTCAGATTCTTGTTCAAATAGGATTGTGTTTTCAAAGTCAGCCACAAGATCCTGTGCTGTGGCCCAGGTCATGCTTCTTGGAGGTACTGCCAGGGTTACCAGTTGATCTAGCCAATCTAGATAGACTGAAATTGCAGTAATGGGATTAAAAGGGTCTGATACAGGTGAGAAGCCGCGATTTTTATCAAACGCCACCTCAATATCAAAAAACGCTGTGTGAAGTTCAGGTGCGTCTTGGTCCTTGTAGTTTTCTTCAAGGCATCTGAATATGGGATTGATGTCGCTTTCATACAGCGGCCGATGGCTGTGAACGCGGACTTCCTTGCGGAACTCTTTGTTGTTGCGTGTGGAGAATCTTGCGACGGGTGTGCCATAGATACTTTGAAACTTGCCTCGGGGATCATCATAGTAGAAGATATAGTTGGCAGGATACTCTCTATACTCTCGTTCGCCATTGCGGCGTTCTACCACGTGAATGCGATCGTGCTCACGATCAAATAGTGCGTCAATATAACTCATTTGTCTCCATTTGTGGCTGGTTGGCCATGATTCATGCTCGTACCGTGAGCGACTCGTGTGTATATATCAGTTTACAAAATGTCGGATATTATCTTCATCTAGATATGGTACAGTTTTGTTCCAAAGAATAATATCACTGTCATAAAAAAATGCCAAATGATTTGTATTCAGTTGACCATGTAATTTTTGCAGTTCTAAGTATACCTGTTGTTTTTCAATTGAAGGAACTTCATACCATAGGACACTTAGTAGATTTATATCTATTTGGTGACTCTTAAGATACCTTTGAGTAAGATAATTTGTAGAGATTTTTTTACTAATAGGTATCCATTTGATTTTGTCTGCTCTTGAACCTAGACTCCATGTGATAGGATACGAATGTATGTCCATCACAGCATGAGTATAGATTTTTTGCCATTCGGGGTCTTGAAGCATGCGTGATAAATTATTTTTAACTAGAAATTCTGCGGTGCCCTTGAAATGGCGTTCAATTGGATCTCTCAAATGTCCAAATATATGATAATCATCACCCAGTTGATCAAGTTGTTGTAATTGCCAACCTTGTGTCTTGAATGCCATGGTAAATGTGGTGCTGGCATTTTTGGTAATAGGCAAGTAGGCCACCGGTTTATAAGGATATACGTATACGTCCATTTTAACTTAGCAAAATTAGTTTGATTAAACCAGTTGAGTCAATAACACTCAGTATCAAATAGTTGCCCAGAATACCAAAACTGCCTCTTGTGTAAGCACACCAAGCCATGATTAAACATCCTGTGATAAATGCCACATACAGCGGAATGAATGGCAAGTTGGGCACCATGATGGCATAGGTTAGACTACAGCCAAAGGATATTGCCCAGCCCAACATCTCCAGACAAAAACGCAGGGGATAATTTTGAAAGTCTTTGCGCACATAGTCTGCGATAGAACTTTGCCATTCTCTGAATGACTGTGTCATATCTACAGCCCTCCTGCAAACCAAGTCTGTGGTAGGGGACGCACCTGTTGCAGACATTCTAAGGCTGTTTGGTATTCGGGGTGGGCAGGGTTGAATACATCATGAAATAAAAATTCATCTGTACTGTAAGTACCTACATTAATTATTTTGCAATAATCGACCTGGTCAGCATCATAGTTCATGCTCATGTCATAGAAAGATTTCATTTGTTGATAATTTTGTTGCTGTACAACCATACGAGTGTGTAAGGTCATGCCAATTTCTTTTTTCTTTTGTTGGAGCCAGGACAGGTTATCTAGTATGTCATTCCAGTGGCCCCCTCGTCTGAGACGCTGATATGTGTCTGGCTCGGCAGCATCTACTGTGACAGTTATATTTTCTATCTTTGATTCAATACCTATTATTTTGTGCCAAAACTTCTTGCATAGCAATCCATTGGTTTGAATCCATATTTTCAAATTGGGAAAATTTTCCGTTTTGATATTTTGTAAAAAATTCAACAGCATGGGGCTAGCAAACAACTCTCCACTGGTACTTAAATGCAAAGTTATAGTTTCGTTAGTCGGATTTAAAAATAGATTGTCTGTTAAAATTTTGCCCAACCGCTCATTTCTTTCAACTTCTTCTGGTTTAAGTTTATAAATTGATGTTCTACAACTGGGGCAACTCAAGTTGCAAGTTTTATCACCGGCTAAAAAAATTTCTTTGGGCCACTTAAATTGATCAGGATGATCAATTGAATCAAGATCCACTGACCCCAGTTGTGACCTTCCGACCAATTGATCATTGACAATTACTCCACATCTTTTTTCATTGCAATAATCATAAGTGCCGCGAGTGATTGATCGTCTGATATCTACTGCCAGTGGAGAACTTAGCATTGATGTCAAGGAATCCTGTAAAATATTGCCAACTACGGCGCCCATCCACGCAGAACATCCACACATAATCACGTCTCCGTCAGGATCAATGGTGATGGTACTATATGGCTGTAGACAAAACTTGCCTGCAAAATTTTTGGCGGCAAATTTGGTATAATATTTTTGGTTGGCAGATACGATAGGAATAATCAAAGTGTCTTGCCCACAGTTTCCAAGATGGTGTTTAACTCGTCATGATCTCGATTGGTCTCGCCCAGTTTGGCCTTGTGAGCAATCTTGATTGCTTTCTTTAAGGTAGCAGGTTTGATTTCCAATTCTTCTGCAATGGCCTTGATGGTGTCATTTAGGCCTTCGTTCAGTGTGTCAACTTCGTGAAGCACTTGCATGCCTTCGTTGATCAGTTGGGTGAGTTTGGCTTTGGCTTCGCCGTTGAAAGTGCGGTTATAATCGCTCATGTGTTCTCCTTGATCATGTAGTATACATTGATATATTTAGAAAAGCAATGGGTTTGGCTAAGAAAAAAATGGTCACTTTGCGGATCACGGTAGCGAATCGCTTTCCACGCCCAGCACCCGGGCACCCTCGCAACTAGTGCGGTCCTAAGGGTGTTCTTATGATTGGATGATTTGTCGCAATAACTCTCTGCGACTTTCACGCACAGGAGTTTTTGGCTGTTGTTGCTTGGCTTTTTCTTGAGCCCGGGCCTTTTGACCCACACGCCGGACCATGGCTTGATATTCTGGACCATAGTCGGCTTCTTTAGGTGGCACATAGTCGTCCTTGGCCTCCGACACACCTTGCTCTTTTAAACTTTGCAAATGCTGTGCTAATGATCTGTCACCAATACCACTGGCATTATTATGTGTCCACTCACGTTCAACTGCGGTATCTCCGCTCCTACTAGTCACTGGAGAACTAAGAGAAATACGACCATGTTTTGGATGCGTCATTGATGCTCCGTACTCACCTTGGTTGTATGCCCAGCCATATTGTTTTGCTAACTCGGCAGACTCGGTCCGAACACCTTCCGCCATGCCTTTTTTGTCTTTTTTTGCTTTTCTTTCAGCGGCTCTGCGGGCAGTTTCTTGCGGTGTTACTGTTGCACCGTCGGAGTAATACTTGGCACCGGCACCGTCTTTGGCTTTGTCGATAGCACTTCGTGCTTTTAAGCCTGCTATGGCGTTTCTGAACTGTCTGGTTGTTTCTATATCATCATCAGTGTAGCCTTCCGCCACACCTTGCTCGATAACATCAACACCGGTTTTGACCTGTGGGCTCAACATGCGTGTGATCTCACTGGCTTTGTTTTGAATGATTTGCTTGCCGACTTCGACATTCTGTGGAGTAAGTCCACCGGCTATCTTGGCAATTTTATCAACTACAGGAAGCACTGGACTTGGCCGGGAACCAAATATGCCTTCCGCTACACCTTTTTTAGTATCAAACTGTGCCACAGGCTTACCATTGACCATGGCCATGATAGGTGCGCCCAGCATCTTGGCCTGTACAAATTTAACATCAGGATATTGTTGTTGGATACTGGCCATCCAGGATTTACGATCCTGGCCTGTGCTTTCTGCCATCTCTTCCTTGTCTACTGCAGGTGTTGGAGTAGCATTGGGTTTTGGCTTTAATGAGGCCAGCATGTCGGCCTCTGTTCCGAACAATATTGATTCCATTTGTCCAGGAGTTTTACCAAGCGAGGCACACCAGATAACTCTTAGTGGGTATGGAATAGCATTCCAAAATGCCATGTCTTTTTGTCTCTCTTCAGCCGCTGATTCAATTCCTGCTTCGCGCTCTAATTCAAGAGTGACAAGATCATAGATGGCGGCCACTTCTTTTGTCATATTCTGTTCTGCACTATGAAAATCATCAGGTCCGTAATATGATCCGGTAATTTTTCCACCTAGATGCTGAACTTGGTACCCACTCAGTGCAATAGCATGTTTTTTCCTTGCCGCATTATTGTCAATACCATATAAATCAGTGGACACACGCTCAAGGAATTTTTTACCTTGCGGGGTCAACCATAGTGCCGCTTGTGTTGCACTGATTTCGGCCTGGCCCTGTCTGCTTTCAATGTAGGCCATTATCTGTGCAATTGCTCTGGTATATGGTCTATTATCGATTACACTAACTGCTCCAACAGGAGCCTGTTGAGAGGCAGGGTCGTTTAGGAAAGGCGAGCCAAATATCTTATTATCTTGTTGACTCAAGGCCGCAGCCATTTCAATATTACCATTACTGGCCATTAGTTTTTGTTTGGCATACTGTAAGAAACGCTCACGCTTTTCTGTATCTTCTTCCCACTCATCGGCTTCCGCCAAACGATATGCTGGCAGCATACTTCTAAAATAATGTAATAATTTTTCAGCAACCCGTTCCGGATAGTCTTCGTATTCTTTACCTAAATTGTATTGTAGTCCATGAAATGCCTGTTGTATATAACGACCAGCAGGGTGCGAAATATTATCGCCTGCATCTACAATTTGCAAAATAGTATCTTCGGTGAATCCGGGACTGTTTACTATTTTGGCAACTTTCTGTCGCAATGCATTTGCATCCATACTCGGAGTCATTCTTGATATAAATTTATCACGCGGAGTATTTGTTAAATCTCGGCTGTTGCCTTCCTCCATGTCCTTTTCAAACACCTGGGGCAAGTTAAAAAATTCGTTCAGTATCATTTGGCTTCTTCCACGTAGTCTGCACTGGAGTCTGGCTTGGCCGGACGTCTAGCACGATATAGATTCACTGCCATTAGGGCTTCATCTAATTCTCGAAACTTCGAAGGCATGCTTCGAGCGCCTGAGTGAATGGTAAATCCTCTGCGTTGGTCACCGTGTATTTCCAACACTGAACCATCTTCAAGTGGAATAGTTTTTACAGGTGAACTAGCAGGTTCAGGAATGGTGGAAATTTGACCTTGTGTGCCATGCATCTCATCCACTTCCGCCGCTTCTTCTTGGCGGTCAGGATCTGTGGGATCATCATCTTCGATGTTTCGAACTGCTTTGTCTTTGAGGTCTTGATCAACTCGGACTTTGTCTGCCAGTTGATCCAGGTAGTGTGTTAGGTCTTTCTTGACCTTGCTGATCATGTCTTCTTCAATTTCAGACATGGTCTCTGCCAAGGGCATTTGTCCTACTTCTACATCATCGCCAAACATGTAGCCAGCAGGCGATGCTTTCCGGTTGGGATTGCCACCCAACACAGGTCCTTGCCGGGGCATCTTGAACAGGGCTGGCATCTGTGGCACTGACTTTTGTTGTGCGTTGAGACCTTTCTTGACTGTGGCGGGAGTAATCTTGCCTTCAATCAAGTCCAAGCGTTGGAGTATGCTGTAGATGTCGTGGCTCATGCTCGTTCATCTTTTAGACTGCTACGCAACTGCCAAGCAAATTTGTTTTGTTGGCTTAGACGTTCTGCAATGAAGTTGGCCACATCTTGTGCGTTTTCTTGTGTGGCATCCTCAAAGCACTGATTCAACAGTTGAATGATTTGCCCGCTGTCGGACAAGAGTTCTTCGATCATGAGTCGGGCACGTGGAATTTTTGTTTGCCCTTGTATGATGCTGAGTTCTAAAAAACGCTCGAGACTGCCGGGAGCATACTCGCTTAGCGCACGAATGTATTCAGCAATGGGATCCACAGCACTGTAAGCATCTTCATAGATCTTTTGGAAAAATTTGTGATACTGATAAAAGTCTGGCGTTTCCACATTCCAGTGGAATCCGTGTGCCTTTACATAGTAGGCAAATTGCGTACCCAACAACGTCTTCAAATTATCTGCTAACATTTGGTGCTTTCTTTTTCAACTTCTTCATCCAATCCGGAGTATTGGGTGTCAAGTCCGTAGTATATTTACCACTCAACATGCTAGAGCCTGATCTTGACGTCATGCCCAAGGGTTGGGCGATGGTGGCTATACTGCCACTGCTAGAGGTGGTTGCAGCCACATTTTCTAAGATTTCACGTGCTCTCATTGGCTTCTACCTTTAATATATTGTTGACAACTGTACCAGGACCTGAACTCACACGCAGATTTTTAATGGTCAAAGTGCCTGTGCTGGGTGCGACCAGTTCGTAGTGTATGTTATATTCGCCAGGCTCAGCATACACAGGAATCATCTCTTCCAAATACTGCTCGCGCCAAATGTATGTGCGTTCTGCAAACAATTCGTCACCTACAAACAATCTATAAACAGGAGGCTGATCCTGCCAGTCACAGTAGACATCGCACTTGACCAACACATGCTCAGCGGTCATTCGGATTTGTTGCCCCAGTTGGCAGCACCTTTCTTGCGACATTGCACTAGCGCACCCGACGCATAGGCACTGGGCCATACCTTGTATCTGCTTTTGACTTTGTAGTAGCAGGCATCTTGCTTTTCCGTGATCATGAGTTCACTGAACATGGGGCCACCACATTCAGGACATTGTTGTTCTGTGGTTTTTTGCTTGAGGCCCTGCACCCGAGTTGTGCGTTCAGGATCTGGAGCAGATTGGGTATCTGCTGATGGCAAGAACTTCTCTATTGATCTCTTGGTCAATGGACCCAACACACCATCCACATCCAAATTGGCATTGAATTTTTTGTTCAGCATCTGTTGTATTCTGCGGATCTCAGCCGAGTTTTTCCGGCCCACAGTTTCTTCAACAAATTCTTGTAGGGTTTCTTCTGTAGTTTTTTTGTTCTTCATACAGTTGGGATAGCGTTTGCCAAACATGGTTTTCATACCATCTTTGTGATAGCCTGGCCAGCAGGCTTCTGCAATTTCTTCAGTTGTGGGTCGTTGCCAAGCACGAGCCGGTACGTTGAGTGTTTTTTCCAGGTGCTTGAGTGTGGCCTTTGTAAGTAGGTCAGTGCTGTCCCTACCAGGTTGATAGTACCACTTGCCTTTTTGACTTTGCTTCAGGCCCATGATTCGCAAATCAAGATGGTCAAAACTTCTACCACCCCGGGCCACGTCAAAGAAGTATAGTGTGTCGGCGGGGTTAGTGCCTTCCATCATATCTTGTGAGCCAATTTGAACTAACCATTCTAATTCATCATCGGCATCTTTAACATTGAAGAATTTGACATTGGGAATCTTTTTTGCGGCAAACCACTTGTTGGCCACTTTGACCATTAACGCACGGTGTTCAGGATCACGAACATCAGGTTCGTAGCCACCTGTTAAGTTTGTCCACAACGCACTTGGGTTGCCATTCTGATCATAGCCCAACAGTTCACGCCATTGTTGTTGTAATTGATCTGGCACATACTGGTCTAACTCAGTATCACTCATCCACTCTTGCCCAATGTCGACGCCTTCTGTCTTGGGCTTTTTGTGAGCCTTTTTCATGGCAATAGCAATTGCGGCTTGTTGTGCAGGATTGGCTGCTTCTGCAACACCCGGCTTG